CCTTAAAAAATAGATACATAACTTGTAAGAGTTGATGCACTTGACCACGAATTTCCGTAATTTCCAAAACTTATGTTTCCAGATCCAACTGGCGAAGTAGATGTTGAGCTGTATGCTTGAGCCGATGCAGTTACAGTTGTTGAAAGATACGCAACAGTTATACTATTAAAAGTTTGACTTCCAGTTTTAGATCCGTCCGTTGGTAATCTCGCAAAAAATGGAGTAAAGCCACTTGCTCCGGGGTAAATTTGACCTGTTAAATAGTATGATCCTTTATTGTCAATACTAATAGCATTTAAAATTAAACCATTATAATTGTAAGTGGATGTTATCATAATTGTTCTTGCCCAAACAACGCTACCAGTATTGTCTACTTTAATAATATAATTTAAATTACTCGTAGTATTATAAGAACAGGTTACATATGAATTTCCAGAACTGTCTACCGCCAAACCAAAATTTAAAAGATTTGAGTGAGTTGTACTCAAGGCTAGTTGCACACACCATTGCACCGTTCCCGATGAATTTAATTTAATTAAAACTGGATAAGAAACACCACTTATTTTATAAATACCTGATATATATAAATTATTAGAACTATCAATTCCAATGTTATTAATGTTAACAAGTGTAGTTCCAGTAATTGCAATTACATAACTCCATAATAGTGTGCCGCTTGTATTGTATGCAACAATAAATTGAACGTTGGAGTTTTGGTTTCCCATTATATAGACATTAGACGATGTATCTAATACCAATTGGTTGTTGTTAAAAGCGGTTGCAGATCCTACATAGTATGATTTTTGCCATTGCTGTGTTCCAGAAGAATTAAATTTTGTTATAAAACCGTACGATGTTGTTCCATCATTAAATCCGCCACAAAGAAAAACATTTGAAGATGAATCAACAGCTATACTATTTGGCAATATACTTGCGCCACCGCCATATAGAGCTGTGCTAGATTTATTCCAAACTGTACTATTACTAGAATTAAATTTTGTTATATATGCATAAGGACTATAGCTACCGCTTATACCTGCTACATAATAATTACCACTTGAATCTACTTTGGAGCTTTGTGCGAATGTGTTAGAATCCGTCGAATTACCATAGTACGTCATAGAACCAGAAGAATTAAAAATTTCATATGCGCTGGCTGTTGTGTTGGTACCCGTCGTAATAAATCCTGTATTTGAAAAAGGCATTATACTGTAGCTTGGCGCTGAAGCTAATATATATTCACCTATAAGTCCAGATGCTCCTGTACTTAATAACCCAAAACCATAACCATCAGCAGTAGCATTACCTCTAGTAATTATTGTTGGCATATTAATTCCTTATGCAAACTGCGTCTGTGTGGCTAAAACTGTGTAAGTTGCACTGGCCGTTTTAGTAATAGTGTAAGTATAAACGTCAATACCCGATGCATTGCCTTTTGTTGGTGCAGATCCACCCTGCCATTTTGGTGTTACCGTTGTTCCATCAATTTGAAAAACACTTTCGTAGTAAGCAGTTGTGCCTTGCGTAACCAAAAAAGCAATCGTGACAGTTTGCCCCGTAGACATAGCTGTATTCAATGATGTGCCAGAGCTAAAAGCCACGTTCAGCGTCCAGTTGGCAGATGCATTGCTTGTGTAATACAACACAGATTGGCTGTTGATATAAAAATTAATTGTTCCTGTTGCAGCGGTTGCAGATACTGTTGTGGTTTCTGCGGTATTGAGTAAAACAGTTCCAAATGTGCTTGTGGATCCGTTAAATGTTTGTGTTGCTGTAAAAGTGGTTGCCGTACCCGGAGCAACAAAATCAGTGCCCGCCGTGGCCGCAGCAAGCGCTGAGGAGCTACCTTTTAAAACACCAGAAATTGAAGTTGTTAGGGTGATTGCAGGTGTCGTTGTTGCTGTGGCTACAGTTCCAGAAAATCCATTCGCAGACACGACTGAAACTGAAGATACTGTGCCACCCGATATTGTTGCCCAAGTACCATCACCTCTTAGATACGTTGTGCTTGAAGGGGTGCCAGATACAGGATTTGTAGCTAATTGCGTTGCCGAAGAAATTACATAGTTACTTGAGGTGCCAGCAGGTAGAGTAACGTTGGTTGCAGCCGTTGCAGTAAAAGTTTGGGCAAAAGCGCCTGCATGGGATAAGTTTCCGGCTACTGTTATGGTGTTTGATCCATTATTTACGCCTGTACCGCCGTTGGTTCCAGTCAATATACCTGTGTAATTTGTAATAAGCGTAGAACTTAATCTAATATAGTCGGTTCCATTAAACGCAATAAAAGCACGTTCTCCTGCCACAATCGTTACACCCGTTTGACCTGATGCTTTGACAGTGACCGAATAAGTAGAGTCGGCATTAATAACTACATACGTTTTGCTAGAAGACGGGGCGGTAATAGTAACAGCTGCGGTTAAAGAACTAATTTTTAAAATATAGTATTGCGCCGTTGTGGTAACAATCCCCGTACCCGCGCTTGAACCTGTTGTATTTGCAAGCGTTAATGCATTTGCCGTAAATGATGCTGATGTAAGCGCTAAAGTACCCGCAATTGCAATGTCAAGATAAGATGTTAATCCGTTGTTTACATCGTCGCCCCAAGTACCTGATTCAGTTCCCGTGACCGGCTCGGCCAAGCTCAAATTCGTTGTGTAATTGATTGTCATGGTTTTATCCTGTAACTAATACCCAATTTGCGGATTCAGAATCATCAATTGTAGACCATCCGGGAGTTTGCGCGTCATTAGTATTCTGCCATAAAGGAGTTTGATTGTCATTAATTAATTGCCAATTTGCCGATTCTGAATCATCAATATTACTCCAGTTGGGGGTTTGGCTATCATCAATCAAACTCCAATAAATTGCTGTTAAATTACCGACTTGCCCAACTGTTGCTACACCTGTTAATGTAGCGCCCCTGTCTGTCATTGTCACTGTGCCAACTGTGCCAGTTGAACCAACCCCCGTCAAACCAAAAGTTAACGTATATACAATAGTTCCAACGTCGCCGTTAGCAGAATTTCCTTTAAGCGGAACAGATAATGACCCAACTTGACCTAAAATACTATTACCAGACAAAACCCCATCTATCTCAATCGTAATTGAGTTAACTGCGCCAAAAGCTCCAACACCTGAAATTGAAAGCGTTAAATTTGCGCCGACTGAGCCGGGGGAACCAATTGTTACAACCCCTGTATCCCCATCGGTATTTTGAGCCACCATCTGACCCGCTGCGCCGACCCCAGAAACTCCAGAGATATTAGCCGACGGTAAGCCAGTAATAGTGCCCGTAAATCCATTTGTTAAAACACCGGATAGCGCTGCAGTATTGCTGACCAGTACAGAACCTATGCTACCACTTGCCCCTACACTAGATAGGGCTATTGTAATATTGACTGTCGGAGATGTAACCGCTCCTGACGCATTAACGCCTACTAAACTAATGGCTATATTGCTGGTAACTGACCCAACAGCCCCATTTTCAAAAACACCAGAAAGTGTTTGGGAATAATTAATTGACCCTACATTACCAGAAGAATTAACTCCGGATAGCGCAATACTTAGGTTGGGGGTTTGATTACCTGTATTACCAGAAGAATTAACTCCAGTAATGGATGGGGAATATAAAACAGTGCCTACACTACCAGAAGAATTAACCCCGGATAATGCACAAGTTAAGTTGGGAGTTTGACTACTTACACTACCAGAAGAATTAACTCCGGATAGCGCAACATTGCTTGTTTCTGTTACAGTAACCGTGCCTATATTGCCGACTGCAGCTACGCCCGATATTGCAAGCGTTAGATTAGGCGAAGCAGTACCAACTGCAGCGGAAGCAGGTACTCCTGTTAGGGCAAGGCCACCATAACCCCAAGTGCCATTACCCCAAGTGCCACTGCCCCATCCAAAGGACATAGGTCACCTATTAGGTAGTTGCCAAGCGCAGTAGGGCAGTTGTCGTTGTATTGCTTGGCATTGTTAACGTAAAAGTACCAGCCGTAATAGTTTGTGATCCAAACGTATGAACACTAACAGCGGTATTTGAATTGGTTGAGTTATAAATTAATACCGTATCAAACGCAGTAGTTAGTGTTACGCTAGAGTAAACTAATGAGGCCGAGGGTGTCCAATAAGCTACGCCAGCCGTGGCGGAAGTATTGGTAGATGCTGGTGAAGTACCGTTTGTTACAGTAATACCTCCGGCTGTATATCCAGTACCTGTTACCTCACCCGTTGTTGTGTATGCGGTAGTACCCGCATTCAGTGTGGCTGAGGCTAGATATAAAGCAGCTTTAAAAGTGTTGCCTGTACTAGTTGTAAAATTATGCCCCGCAGTCATTAGCTGCTGCATAAATGAAGTGCACATTGATTGTGTATTGGCCATAATAAATCTCCTTATTCAAAAGCTGCTGTTACAGCGCCAAGCATTAGCGCTTTCTTTAAAGTTACGTGTGCAGATCGGTGCACCATTTCCCCATCTAACCAATACTCAACCCAAGTTGTGTATTCATCCTCATTATCAACTATTCCTTCCTTTTTTTCAAGAAGAGAATCGTCCATAATCCCTTTAGTTGTTGTAACAAATGCCATTATGCTATCCTTAAAATTGCGTTTGTATTGTTAGCGGCTGGAAATTGCACTGTAAATGAATTAATGCAGGTTTTATCCCCGCCAAAATCCAAAATTGCCACAGATGCATTACCTTGACTTGCATTGTAAATCAAAGCGCCCCGTGTTGTAAATGCGGCGGGGCTCCATACAACATTTGCAAATGACCAATAGGCAACTGTTCCGCCCGTTGATCCCGATGTTGGTGTTGTCGTAATTGTTAACAATTGGCCACCTTGTGTGTACCCCGTACCCGTCACTTCTCCAACTAAACTAGTGGAATACTGCGTAGTAGCCGCATTCAAAGTTGCATTTGCAGTAAATAAAGCAATGTAAAACGTGTTGGGGCTAGTAGGCCCAAAGTTATGTAAACCTTGAGCCAGTTGGACTTTAAAACTGGTAGTGGCCGTTTGAACTAAGCTCATGTTACTTTCTGCCTATACTGACCATTACGGTACGCATCCTGACGCTCCATACCATCACCAAGACGTTTAGCCAATGCCAATGCTTCTGTGTATTTTTGATTGTATATAGTAAACATATCCTGCTCACCCTTCATAAAGGTATAAGCTTCAACAAGAGAACCGTAAAGAAGAACGGTGTCAAAATTATTCCCAAGCCAAGAAGTACCATCCGAAGATTGGGTGATTGAAACTGGGTAATAATAGTAATGAAGTTCCGCATTGTAATTGGTGTCGGGCGTAGGGCCCACAATGAAAGACAAATAGTTGGTTACTGTGCTACTGGCTACCGTTGGCCCAAATAAGGCGTAGTACTGTGGTGTGCCGTAGGCAACAGGGTTTGTGTATACTTCGCGAATAAAATTCACGTCTTTGTTCAAAAGATATGCGTAATTACCCGTAAACGTCATAGTACCGGATACAGTCGCGGTATTGGGTAAATTAAGTGTAATTACAAGCCCATTAATACCAACAACAGTAGCCCCCGAGGCAATCCCAGTTCCTGAGACAATTTGACCGGGTGTGATGTTTGTTGCACTATTAACCGTGATGGTGTACGCACCCGCAGTCCCTGTTGCTGTAGGACTCACGTTTTCATAAATGGCTAAAGAGTACGGCGCCAAAAAGTCAGTAGGACAAGCCAGATAAGGGTTATTAGGCGTAAGCACACCATTTACATTTTTGCGTAGTGATGGAAACTGAACCGAATTAAAAACACGCTGTTCAGCCTGCTCAATGAACGTAGGAATATCCGCTACGAAAGTAGTCTCGTAGTTTTGTGTGTAATCCTGTATTAATTGAGTAAGCTGTGCGTAGTTCATGCCATTGGGCCTCTAGCCATAACACCGCGCTCTGCTGCACCTGTACCGCGAATCTTGATACCTTCAGTCTCAACGCGGCCATCCATCGTAATGGACACACCCATCAAAGGTACCCAGTTCTTTTTCTTCTCAAACTCAGGCGCTGTGCCCGCGTCTTCTAGGCCAACTTTACGGCCTTTCATGTCGTGGGGAGGAGCGTACTCAGACGCAGGACGATTGTTTTTAGCCATTTTGGCAGACTCTTTTTTATCCATGAATTTAACTTTAAATTCTTTATCTCCGCGTTTTTCGGCAGCCTTTAATGCTGCTACCGCACTTGGATAGTTTTTCATTTAACCACCTCTTTGGTTTTTGGCACGGGCCATGTTACGTCCAACAGCACGCATATCTTTACCTGTCGGGCCGCCTTTTTTGAGCTTGGACAGATTGGTGTGCTTGCCGGGATGCTCTTGCTTGTCGTGCATTGAAAAAGCTTTTTTGATGAGCTTTTTGTCTTGTTTAATATCACTTTTAGATTCTTTTTCCATGTTATCACTCCTACGTTGTAACTATCGTGACCGTGCCTACTTGAACTTGTGGAACCAACGCATTCTGCGTTAGAACAACATCAAAACTACTTGCTCCACCCACAGGATTCCAACCCCATTGGAAAACCCTGCTACCTTCGCCTTGATAACCGTCAGCCAGTGCTCCAGAAGAGTAGTAGCTCAAATCAGGACGCGGATCCATCACACCCTGCGGGTCATCCACAGGATACATGCCCAATTGTAGTTGAGGTTGATCAGGATCCCAACAAGCTGGACAAACTTTTAAGCTATAAACCTTGGTTTTGATGATCTCTTTTTTGAGTTCAGTCAGCTTAAAACGAAATCCACACCGATCACACTCGGCAATCGAGTTCTTGCCGGATGAAAATCGATTACCCATTACGAATAACCCCCACCAATGTACATTCTACGAGGCACAAAACGCACAGCCGCCTTCTCGTGGTCTTCACCAGCGGCCAATTCCCATGCTTCGTCATACTGGGTCTTCAAAATCTGCAATCTTTCAAGTGCGCCGGGTACTTTTAGCGCCATGTAGTAGGACAAGCCCGCAACTAAACACGGAACAAACCGGAAAGGCACGTCTGCAATGTTAGTACCACCGCCTGCATCCTGTACTCGGCGCATTCTCCAATATACAAACTGGTATGTATTGGCGCCATCGGGGGTTGGCCACACTGTAACGCTATTTTTTTGTGTTAAAAGTATGGCTACGCCAGCAATATGGGTAGCTGCTGTGGTGTTTCCTTGCCCACGAGTGCAGTTTAGTAGGTATGCTGGGTTGCCATTAGCGGCGGGTTGCAGTTCGTTGTACCCGATCAACTCACTATCAATGGTAATAAACCCTGCGTTGGGTAGTCCGGACAATGTACTGACAGCAATTGTGGTATCTGTTGTGCCGATAGCATTTAAAACAGTTACACCTGTGGGCTGGCTGTTGGCTGAGAGACGCTGAATCCACACTTGGATGGGGCGCCCTTGAATTAATTTGTTTGGTATTGTTGCGTAAGTAGAAACACTGATACGCGTAATGGTCAAGTCCGCCTGATTACTAGGTTGATTTTGTTGTGTCCTGATGACGTGTTCTAGCAAATCAACGGTATCGTCAGGCAACACATATGTAGGTTGTCCTTGGACGAGCGGGATAACATCCTGCTCAAAAGTCCACATGTTAATACCGCGGTTAGCCCAATCCGCAAATAGTAGGTTTAAAGACCTGCGGGCTGTTCTAATGTCATAACCAGTACGGGATTCACCACCACAACGCTCAAAAGCCTCCTCGACCAACTCGGGAAGCTGTAAATTAAACGATGTTGTGCCCGATGTTTGTGCCATTATTTTTACGTTCTGTATTTAGCAGTTTTCTTTGCTACAGTTTTTGGTT